TCTTTATGCAAAAAGCTAAGATTACATCACATACCGTCGGTGGAGATAGCTACGTAACAGTAGAGCTAAACGCTAAAGGCTTTGTAACAAGTACCAAGAAAGATTGTTACTTGAATTTCATCTAAGAGGTTTAATTGAAAAAAGAATGTGAATTTGGATTTATTGAGTATAAGAAACCGAATCCTTTAGAGGGTTTAGAGTTTTTAGGAAAAATGGGCGTTAACTCCGCTCTGCTTTCTAATTCTCAAGAGTTAATGGACAATGATTTGTTCTATACAGCTCAGGCCATTAAACACATGGAGCCTTTCTTAACTAAAATAAGTTTAAAAGTTGATAAGAAGAAGATTGATACCTACGACAAGGTAGTTAATAGTATTGAGTGTATGACTATTCTTATGGAAATTGCTGGCGAGCTTATGAGCTTCATGCAAGTAGATGAGAAAAAAAAACCTTAGTCACTGACTTGTTAATGTTTCGGGTAAATGAAATGCCCGATGAATCAATAATAAATATAGCTGGTAAGGAAGAATACGAAGAGATGCTCAGGGAGGAGTTTTGGATTCAGAAATACTTACTCATTCAGCAATCTCAAGAGCTCGGTGTAACGTTTCACAAAGACGATTTTACGCTTGTAGAGCTTCAAATGTTTACAAGTATAAAACTAGCCTTAAGAAAAATGCAGGAGAAACCGAGTAATGGCAAATCAAGCTCTAGTTTATGACATTCTAACGGGTAAAAATACCCTTATATCTACATTAGATAAATCAAAAAAGAAGAGTGGTGTCTTAACTAAATCAATGACTAGTTTAGGCAAGAGCTTTGGTGGTGTAGCTTTAAAAGCAACAGGTATCTCAGCGGCATTAGGCACAGCGGCGGCGGCGTTTGTTACGACTAAAGCAGTAGGCGAAGCAATTAAACTAGAAAACGCTTTGATCGGTTTGCAATCGGTTGCAGCGGGCACTGGTAACGACGTTGCCTTTATAACCAGTGCAGCAAAAGAATTATCAAAAGATGGTTTAATTCCATTAGCTGACACAGCAGCATCATTAAAAAACTTATTAGCTTCAGGTCTTAGCGCAGAAGAATCAGTTAAAACTTTTAAAGTATTAAGAGATTCAGCTTCTTTTGGGCGACAAGGTATGCTTGATTTAGGTGAAGCAATCAAAGGCGCAACTGACGGTATCAAAAACGGCAATTCTGTTATGGTTGATAATGCTGGTATCACTAAAAACCTTTCAATTTTATATAAAGAATATGCAGATAGTATCGACAAAACAGTAGGGTCGTTATCGGCAGCTGAAAAGACACAAGCAATTTATACAGGCCTTCAAAGAGAGGGCGCATTATTCACAGGCGATTATGCAAAACTATTAACAACATTTTCAGGAGCATTAAGTGGCGTCAGCGGAAATTTTAGTTTTTTATTGGCAGATATTGGTGCCTTCATTACTCAAAGTCCAGTCGCTATCGCCGTGGTTGCTCAACTCGCAGGGATATTTCAAACATTACGGGGTTTTCTAGAGAAAAACAAAGACGCGATTCAAGGCTTTGTTAACTCAATGATTAAGGGTTTTGTAGCAGCGTTGCCAATTGCAATTGGATTTTTCCAAGGGTTAGCAAATGGCGTATCTTATGTAATTGGTGTTTTATTAAGATTATCACTAGCAGTTAACGGAGTGGCACAAGATTTTGCAGAACTAGAATTTGTTAAAGCAATCTTCAGCGGTATATCTAAAACGGTAGCTCTTGCAACTAGTACAATAGTCAGTTTATTAGAATTGATAGCCGGAACCTCTATCGGTAGCGGTTTTATTGAAAACATTTTAGGCCTAGACGCTGATAAGACCATTGAAAAATTAGCCAGCGTAAAAGAGGGTTTATTTAAATTTGCCGATGAGGTTACGGGCGGTGAAATAGCCGAACGTTTAGGGGAAAGAGGTACTTTTATTTCTCAGTTAATGGGCACTAATGAAGAGGGCCTTGAACTTTTAAATACAGGACTTACCGCCGCTAAGGATATATTTACAAAAAATGCTGATGAATTAGACAAAATAAAAGACTCTAGAACTAAGAAAAACATAGCTAAGGCCAAAAAAGTAACTAAAGAAGAAAACAAGGCAGCGGTAGATCAGTGGGGCTTTTTTGCTAAAGGTTTTGGCAGTTATAAAAAGTTTGAAGACCAAACAAATAAAGAAAGAGCTGATAATTTTAAATCAACACTTGGAACTATTTCAAGTTTAACACAATCAAGTAACTCAACGCTATTTGCATTAGGAAAAGCCGCTGCAATTGCAAACGCTACGATAGATGGTTATGCAGGCGTTATGAAAGCATGGAGTTTAGGGCCTATTTTAGGACCGCCAATGGCGGCTCTTGTCGGAGTTGCTGCCGCTGTGAATATTGCGAAGATAGCAAGTTCTAAACCACCATCTAAAAAAGCTCAAGGTGGATTCGTTGGCGGCGCTACTTCAAGTGGTGATACCCAGCAAATTCTAGCTAATAGTGGTGAATTATTTTTGAATAGACCACAGCAAGCGGAACTATTTAACATGGCGAAAGGTAACACCGGATCAAGTCAACAAGGTGGAAACCAAATGATAGATATAAAAGTAGAAATCGAAGGCAATCAAATTGCACGAGTCATTAGGGACTTGCAAACAGATGGATTTTTAGCAGCATGAGCGATAAAGTAAAGTTAGTATATTTAAATTTGGTAGATCAAGATGCCACTATTATAACAGCATCAACTGAAGATGCTTTTTATCCTGCGTCTAATTTAAAAGACCCTAGAACTACTAAGAAATTTAGAACTACTGCGACAAGTGGCAATGTAGTTTTTGATTTTATAACAACTGAAGCAGTTGATACTATTATGGTTCGAGGTGATGCGCTATCAGGTAGGGGTTTTACTGGTACATTAACCGTTGAGGCAAATGCCACTGATTCATGGGGCTCACCTGCTTACACTAGTACATTAACCTTTAGTGATGATAACAATATAGGTTTCAACGTATTAACATCAGATGAATCATATAGATATTGGCGTATAGTTGGATCTGGAACTAGTTATTTAGAACTATCAAACATTTGCATAGGTAAATCATTTATACCCGGTAAAAATATGGGTAATAATTTCAGTTATGAACAAAGAGATTTATCAAGCTCTAAAACAAATGCTTATGGGCAAGAATTTTTTATTGAAAGAAACACAAGAGATCATGCAAAGTTAGCGTTTAAGTTTTTAACAGTAACTGAATTAGATTCTTTTATAACAATGCTCGCAGCAACGGGAAAAACTAAGCCAATTTGGATGATACCTGATAACGCTGCTTTTTTCTCACCCGATAAGTATGTTTTTTCTTCACAGTTTTATTTTAAAAAGCGCCCTCCATATCGCCATTCCATTAAAGGGCTTTGGTCATTAACCTTAGATTTAGCAGAGGTTATATGACTAAATTGGTTGTCGAAGAGCTATACACGACACTTTCACAAGACTTTGAAGCTAGTCATAGAATGGTATTATCTAATGTTAGGTTATGGGTTTATAAACAATCGGTTAGGGGTTAAATGGCAACTTTCGTAAACGAAATTAAGAAACCTAATAATGATCCTATGACTCTGGTTCACATGGAGCCAAAACAAAGGCTTATTAGTGGTTGGGTTTTAGATTCAGGAACTAAATATTATATTGATTTAACTTATTATGTTGTTGATTGCTCGGAAGACGGTTCAAGCTTAACCCAAGCCGCTACAAGTTCAGTAAGTGCAAATGAATGGTTTTTTGATGCTGACATAAAAAGGTTATGGCTAGATGTTGGTGAAGCGCCAAGTGATGCTTTCATACATGTTACCTATAGATTATTCTTTTCAACTCGCCCAATTGATTTACCTTTTGATATGTCTACAGGCAGAGAAGTGCCTTATATTGGTTTATTAAATTCAACCTCTAAATTTAAAGATGAGATAGACCCTGATGATTTAATAGGGATAGCACTCTCTGGCACAGGCTCACTGAAATTTAATAACGATGGCTCATGGCAAAGTATCTACTCAAAGT